CTTGGAGTTGACTGCTAGTGTACTCAAGCATAGCTCAAGTATACAAGACTACTTCATTGGTAATCTTGCAAACCTCGAGCGACTATAGCATTTGTATAACAAATCTATGGTTTGCTTCCGCCTGATTCTTCTTTTCTCCATAAAATCTTTTGGAGATGTTGGATCAGGACCAGTCACTATCGTATTAAAGACTGATTCTGGAGACGTGACATGATCATCGTCCCAGTCGTCAGACCCCTGGTACGATTGGGTTTCCCTGAGAAGACACTTAAGTTCTTCTCTCCTTATATCGAGGTAACTCGTTATAAGTGGGGAAGACTGGTTATCACTGGTTCTGGGCGCCTTAGTCATACCCAATGACTCTAAAGTCAGTGGGTTACGATTAATTGCACTAACAGCTATCTCTATGAGGTAACTCTCCAATTCGTTCTGATACGTCTGAACGGGAAAGGATGTGTTCCACCTTGCGGTTACCCCGATTTCATCGGGAGCCAAAAGGTGCAAGTAATCCCCAAAAGGGTTGTACTTGATAAGTGGACACGTTAGTGTAACCTGGAAAAGATCAGTTTTGAGATCTTTGTTCAGATGAACAATTCTCTTAATACCTTTCTTTTCAAGCTCAGATATATCTCTGAACTTACCAGTTCTGGTTGCAAGTACTTGTAGGAACTCTAGGAGACCTTCGGTCCCTTTAGTAGATTCTACGAGTACTCTAGGAGGTATGGGGGAAATCTCAATCCCTCCAGTAAATTGCCTTTTAGCAATTTCTGCTACATTTGTGAATGGTTTCGGGATAAGTGACTTCATGTCATTTATACTAACCCCTATATCATTCATAAACGTCCGATACCTCTTAGCACCTTCCTTTGAAGATATTCCAATATCATCACCAATCATGGCATAAAAGGATTTATCCTTTTTGCACATGTTAATGATGACATGGTGAGTTACACTAAAGGCAGCCCATGAGGTTAATAACCCCATGGGCTGACCTACTGTGTAGTTTATTGGCTTTCCTCTAAAGGCAAATGTTCTATTTGTCATTAGTTGAGACCATTCATGTACTCTGTCTCCAAGTAACGGTTTAAGAGCCGCTATTTGGATTGAGAGTGGGAACCTATCTGTTGCGGCCGTAAGGTCAAAACAGAAAAGTCCCTGACGTTTGGTAAAATTCTTTACCTTATTCCCTAAGACATCATGTCCGAAGGAACCGTCACATGGCATCCGAGCTAAAACCTTATTCATTAAATACTGATGAATAGGTTTAAGAACGGATTGCGTCCAAATGTCGGGTATACAAATTACCCTAGTCTTTCCTCCACCTTCTGCAAGCAAATGCAGTCGGCCGGTTTTAAGACTTTCCAGATTGAGATCTGGAAGGCTTTTGGCAATGGCGATAGTCCTTTCAATTATATCTACAAATACATCTTTAGATGTAGTTGTATATACTTTGGAAGAGAAATCGATAATCTTTGTTAGGAGATTATCCCTCTCTAAAGCCAGAATATCTTTCAAAGATGTTAACCCCATCGCTGAAGGCCCATTGGCCCCAGCTTTGGTTGTTGCATATGCG